TATTATGACTCGTAAAGAATTTAAATTAAAATTATATCAAAGATTTGAAGATGCTCTAGAAGTAAGACTTGCTGGAGTTAAAGCTGCTAAAGCAAAACTTGAAGAACAAATGTCCAGAGATGAGTAATGGCAATTAGAAAACCACCTGCTGATAGACCAGGAACACCATTAACAAATAGAAACTTTCTATCACCTGTTGGGTTTAAGTTTTCTTTAAAAAGAGCACCTGCAGTTGCTTTCTTTTGCAATCAAGCAAATATACCATCTATGGATCTTGGTATTGCAGAGCAACCTAGTTACCTAAGAGACATTCCTGTTCCTGGTGATAAGATTCAGTTTGGAGATTTAACTTTAAGATTTTTAGTTGATGAAGATCTTGTCAACTATATGGAATTGCAAAGGTGGATTCGTGGATTAGGATTTCCAGAAAGTATGGATGAGTTTCGTAAGTTGGAAGGTGAAGCAGTATTGCCAGGCAACTTTGGTAATGCAGGAGATGACATATATTCTGACGGAACACTGCAAATATTAAGTAGTAATTTAGTACCTTCATTTCAGGTAGTATTTAATGATTTATTTCCATATACTTTATCTACTATAACATTTGATGCAACTGATACTGATATAGAATACTTTACAGCAGACGTAAGTTTCAAGTATACTATATACAACCTAACCGATATGGAAAACAATCTTTTATGAGTATAAATCTTGAAACACTTCAAGAGATGTGGGAAAAAGATGCAAAGATCGACAGAGATAATCTACACGAAGAATCATTGAACGTCCCCTCTCTTCATGCAAAATACTTTGAACTTTATAATACTATCTTTCTTATTAAGGAAGAAAGCAGAGCAACAAAGAAAAAATATCCGTCATGAACGGTATGAGTATTTTAGTGGAAAATCAGACCCAGAAGTTTATATTGAAAATCCATTTCCTAAAAAGATAAGAGATAAAGATACAATGACCAAATATCTTGATGCAGATGAGAAACTTTCTAATTCAAATTTAAAAATTGATTATTATGATACGATGTTGGTATACTTAGAAAGTATTCTTAAGGTAATACAAAACCGAACATATCAAATTAAGAACGCAATAGAGTTTATGAGATTCAATTCTGGATTAGGATAATGGATACTTGTGTTATAGATAATTTTTTATCTAATGCTGAATTAAATAATTTAAAAAATGATTTGAATCATAATGAGTCCTTTCCTCTATACTATACTCCTAAAGTATCAGGTAAAGAGAAAAAAGGTAATGATGATTATTGGAATTATTATTTTGCCCATGTATTTTATGATCATGATGCAGTAAAGAGTCAATATCTTGAAAAATTCTATAATGTTTTTATACCAAAAATTAAAAAATTATATCCATATAAAAGTTTATTAAGAGTCAAATTAAATTTTTATCCACATACTTCTATTTTAAGAGAACATGAGAAACATGTAGACACTACATGGTCTCATTATGGTGCAATTTTTTCTCTTAATACTTGTGATGGATTTACAAGATTACATGATGGTACAAAAATTGATAGTGTAGAAAATAGAATGTTATTTTTTGATCCTTCTTTAGAACACAATTCATCAACCACTACTGGTAAATCTGTTCCATTCTCATCTACTGGCTGAGTATGCATTACCAATGCACATTTTTTAGATTCGTCTTTTGGTAACATATCACAAAATGTTTTAAATGCCATAACAACATCACCAGGTAATTTTCTACGAATGTTTCTATTGTTCCAAAATACTACAAAATCATATTGTTTACCACCTAATATGTGTTGTCTAAACTTTCTTGATTTTTCATAATCCTTATGTAACGTATCTACTGGCATAAAATACGTATGATTTATACCATGTGGAACATAAGTGTTATCCCAATCAGTTCTTGGTTTCTTCTGACATACATTATCTACAATATTAACTGTTTGTCGTGATATATTCATAATCAAATCACAACTCTCATAAAATGGTTCATTCCATCTTGGATAAGGTAAGTCATCCCAAATATTGTAATAGTATATTGGAATATTCTGTCTGATTTCATGTTCCATATTGTATAACCAAGTCCAAAATCTTGGGTCTGTATAGTGTAATATAGCGTCTGGCTTTTCAATACCCATTATACTTCTTAACACTTCATCATTTCCATAACCACTTATTGGATATATCTTTAGATATGCATCTTTAATGTTATAATCTTTTTGAACTGATTCTGATATATCTACAACATTTCCCTCTTCAGGATGTTTAATAGCTCCACCTATCTGAACCCAATCATATTTGTGTAACGTTCCCATAACAAACTCTCTTGACATTGTGCCAACACCACTTGACATACGTAGATCGTCTGATAATAATAGTATCTTCTTTTTTGCCATATTAGTACCTACTACCACTTTGTGTTAAGTTGCTGTAGGTCATAATTTTTTCTTGAAATTTTAAATCCGTACAATATAAATCCATTGAACGATTGACTAATTTTTGAAGAGTAAACTCTTCCTCTATACTTAGTCCTTTAAATTTCTTATATAAATCGGTTAATACTTTAACCGATGTTAATTTGCTTTCCATATGTAACTCCATTCATATATATATAAATATAAATATATCAAGAAATAAACACAACTTTTTTCTTGTGTTTCTTAGCGTGATTTACTGCATTTTGTGTTCCTGATGTAATTTCTTTATCCTTGACAAAAGCAACAACTCCATCTGAATATTTGATAATAGCTTCATTTCTGATAAAGAAATGTTTGACATTATATTCTTTACCATATTTAAATTGACTTTCTATACAGTAAGAATTATGTGGTTCGTGATATGGTGGAAATTCGGTATATTTTATACCAAAGTCAAGTGCATATTCTTTTGCATAATAATCTGCACCAAATTTAGCCCCACCACTAACAATTTCAATTAAATCACCATGTTCTTCTTTTAGTTTATAAATAAACTCTTTTATTTTTAGTTTGTTAGTGTATGTTCTTGAACCAATTATTGCTATCTTGATTGTCTCGATGTCTCTGTTGTCTTTCTTTGGTTAACACTTAAAATAAAATTAGATATTTTTATATAATCATCTAATCCTTTTGGTATCAATTCTCCGACTTGAGTTGTATAAGTATATCGATTTCTCATAAACTTATCTGTATTTGGTAGTGGATTGTTAAGGTCTTGTACTTCAAACAAAACATAATCATTGACATTTATGTTTTCTTTTGGTTTAAATGAAACCCTATGTTTAAAAACTTTTTCGTGTCTCTTTGAGAATTCTACTACATCGTTTGCATTGATAATGTCGGGATCCATCCAAAATTTTAAAGTCCAAGATGTTTTAATCTTAGAGTAACACTCTTTTATCTTATCTACAACCATTTGTTCAGAATTTTGTTCCATAAACATATGTAGTGGTAGTCTTAGACTTATGTTAAATCTTTCGTACATATTTATTTGACTCCTGCATCACAATATTCAGTTTGATTAAACTCACAGAAACGACAGTTCTTCTTTGAAGCTTCTTTCCTATAAATATGTTCTTGGTTATACTTTCCATCAACAAAACATTCATCGATGAAACTCTGTATATTATTAGTAACTTTATTGATACTTGGTGTACCATTTGCAGGTGTGAATGTCTGAACTCTTCTTTGTGGCCAGTCTACTTTGTCATATAACTTACGTTTTACAATAAAATATTCTACATCTATCTTATCTAATGGTATATCATTCTGTTTACCATAGAACTGTTTGTATAATAATAATTGGTCTGTCTTAGTCTTGTCAGCTTTAGCCCACTTATTCCAACCCATCGTAGAAGTCTTGATATCAATGATTTTATATCTCTCTCTTACAGTATCATACATTAGAACATCAATATAACCAACAAACTTAATCTTGTTTGGTAAATCATATTCAATAGGAACTTCTATACCAACTAACTCATAACCTTTCTTATTGAAATACATACCACGTTTCTTAACAAACCACTCTATTATAGCTAAACCATGCTCATAGAACTCTTGCATCTCCTCTTGAGATGATACTTCTTCACCATGTAAATCTTCTACTATCTCTTTGTAGTATTTTTTCATCCTATGTAATAACATACTTGCTAATGGTAGAGCATCTGCTGTCTTAATAGTATCATTATACATTACAGTTAGATATGTCTGTAATACATCGTGCATAGCAGAACCAAACAAGGTATGTATGTTACCCTTGAATGTCCTTAACTCATCTATATAATTTAATTTCCACTTATGTGGACATACAGCCCATTGTGAATATTGACTATAACTAATTTTTTTCATTAGTCCATCCATTTTCCATGTTTGAATAAATGCCAGGTTCTATGTTTGAAAATTTCCCATAGTAAACCTATGAAAGTATCTGATTCGTACTTTCCAACATCACAGTAATATACGAACATTTTGCTATTCATGTCAAGCCTTTTTTAATCTTTTTATCTTCTTTTTAATACCTTTATTCAAGTAATAAACGTATCTGTTTTTACTCTTTCTTTTCCTAAAAAATACATCAGGATCCTTTGCTTCCCATCTTGCACGAATTCTTCTACTATATGGTTTGATTGGTTGACTTAGAGACCTACTATGATACTCCTTACCATCAACCATTAGAACTCTACCTGCACCAGTTTCACCTATAAACTCAAAGTTACTAGCTCTGTAAATAACTCCTGTATGTCCATGTTCTTTATCTGCAAATGAGATGATAACTTCATAATCAGTATTTTGTTTTAACCATCTTATAGTTTTACCTATGAAAAAACTCTCTGCATTCTTTGGTGTATCGTCAATACAAACTAATCTTCTTAACTCTACACATCTATCTGGATTTATGGGATTGTATGCTTTTGCAGTATTTGGCATAGATGGTATGGCATACATCATAGCACCTACCATTTTTGGAATACCAAAATCACCTGGAGCAAATAATGCAAAACACTCCAAACCTTGTATTCCATTGGTATTATGACTATAATGATGTTCGTGAATAAACTCCTGTATAGCCATACGAGGAACTACCTCAACGGTATAATCTTTAAAATTAGCCAATTGTTCTTATGTCTGTGCCGTCTGATTCGAAATACAAACCAACTGATTTAAGTTGTTTTGTTTCTACACCATATTTTTGTAACATATCTGATAGTTCCATCTGACCAGCTTCAGTTAGCATATACATTTCAATAGCATCAACTGCTTCTCTAACACTAACTTCTAAGTCATTACGAACTACATTTATCATCCATTGTGGGTGATCCATATTTTTCTTCTTCTTTCCCTTGATATACCTCAAGTAGTAATTTCCTTTTGGAATAATATCCATATACGTTTTGTATATTAGTTCAGGTTTCAAATTGTATTTCTGAACTTCATTCACTATGGGTAGGAAATCTGATCTCATTGATAGGAATCGATTGACAAGAAATGTCGACCAACCCTTTTTGTCTTCATCAGAAAGTGATTTCCAAAATCCTTTTTTCTGATATTTTGTGATTTGATTTAGATAATCAAATACACCTTTTCGTTTAACTGTCTGTTTCTTCTTCGCCAAGTTCTTTACCTGTAATATCAGTTCCTTCAAGTAGTTTTGCTGGAACGTGTCCACAATTACCACAACTATAGACTTGAATAGGAACTATTCCCTCTTGTCCATTTGGTGATATAAGTGCTGATATTTTCTTCAAGACAAACGATGTGATGAACAAATAATTTGTACATTTTTCACATTGTAAAGTCTCTGCTTGTCCTAAATCAACTTTAACCTGTGCTTTTGGTTTTTGTATTCTACCTTGTGGGTGCATACTCATTTTATTACTCCTAATAATTCAATTAACATAGCCATAAAGTTTATTTCTTTATCGACAACTTGCATATCGGACTGTTCATATCTGGCTAATATCAATATAACAGCTGCCATATTACCCTCTGCAAATTCATCCACATTATCATATAATAATCTGAAACAATCTGAATAATCTCTGATAGCATTATCAGCAAGTAGTTGTCTTAGATTTGCGAAAGCAGTTTTCTTATCTTGTGTTTTAAGAATATCTAATACTTTCAGTTTATAATCATTCTGAATGGTTGCTTGTCTATCCATAACAACCTTATTATCAACAATACTCCTCTGAGTTGCATTGATAATCTTTCTAACATCAGGATAACTACTATCAATCAGAACTTTTAAGTCTTCATTATCATAAGTTGTCTTTTCTTTATCCATAACCTTAGTAAGATGAAGAGCTACATCTTTCTTACTTGGTGGTATAATCTCAAATACTTGACAACGACTCTGTATTGGATCGATTATTCTTTCTACAAAGTTACAAGTCAATATAAATCTACAATGTTTACTAAAAGTCTCCATGAGGTTACGTAAAGCCGCTTGTGCGTTAGGTGTAATATAATCACACTCATCTAAGACAATCACTTTCATATCTTTGAAACCAATCGTAGATGCGAATTGTCTCACCTTATTACGAACTGTATCTACACTATTCTCATCAGATGCGTTAATGTATAGATAATCACACTCAATATTCTTAACAATCAGTTTGGCAAGTGTTGTCTTACCTGTACCAGCTCTACCAAACAAAAGTAAATGTGGAACATCATTTGATTTGATATACCTTTCTACCTTTGCTTTTAAATGTTCATTACCAACATAGTTTTCCAACCTTGTTGGTCTATATTTTTCTACCCATAAAGAATGTTCAGCCATCTATAATTTCCTTTACTTGTTTTAGTTCTTTAATTCTATAATTAGATTTTACTTCTTGGTTATATGGTCTATCCATCAATATAAATCCCTCTTGCATACCACGTTTATTAACCCAATACTTGAAGTTGTTTGGTGAATCATCTACCAAATAATCTACTTGAACATCAGGTTTCTGAAAACCTCTTCTGAAATATACTGTATCAAAGTTTAATCCATACTTACCTAACCAAGATAGTGTATGATATCTTGCGTGTTCCTTTTGTGATGTTACACAAACAAGACTATGTTTATTTTCCTTAGCCCAATCAAACAAATCATACATTTGTTGTATCGCACCATATATTGGATTACCATTACCCATAATCTTATCAGCGTGATCGTACCAATAAATTTGTTGTAACTCTGGCTTAGTACAAGCAAAGTTATTAGCTAAAAACCAATCCGTAATCATATCACCACCAACATCTGGTTCGGTTTCAGGATTATAATCCTTTTTAAAGTATTGTGGATAATCTTTTTTAATTACATCAACGAGTGCTCCACAAAAGTCTCTTAACACTCCGTCTACATCAATTCCTATTACCATATGGTTGTATTTCTCCAATTTATTATACCAGAATATACGAATAAAAACCAGTATAAGTCAAGCTATTTATTCACAAGTTGTATTAAAATTATTGTAAATGCCAAAACTAAGCAAATACCTGTCTTCCAATTAGGTATCTCACCTAATATACCCCAAGTCATTACTGCAAATATCAAGTTACCAAGACCAAATCCTATTAATCTGATATTCCACACATAACCAAAGTGTTCATATGAAAGTCGTGTTGAATAATAAAACAGATAACTTATAGGTAATCCTGCTAATATTATCCACCATTGAGATTTCATAAAATCCCACTTAAATTGTCCGTTCATGTGAAAGAATGCTATTATGTGTCCTAATATACTAAGACAGATAGCTCCTATTAACTTACTCATAATTTACTTTCCACTTCAATTTCCTCTACAGGTGGAACATATTGTTCAGGATCTGTAGGATATGGTTTTGATTCATATTTTAAATTTTTCATATACTTCTTATTCTCTTTTTTATTTCCTATAAAATAAATGTAACGATGCTTTTCTGGTTCTTTTCTTCTCCAAAACGTATGTCCTATAGCTGCTTTCAACTTATCTACATTATGACTTCCCCAAGTAGCTGATACAGTTCTACTATGTATCCACTCATATGGATTAGTCAACGATATCGAATGATTTGGCATCAAATTCAATCCTGCACCTTGATATAACCAATTGGTAGCTTTGTAAATACCACCCAAATGTAATCTATCAGGATCTGCATAACTGATTAATACCTTAACATTCTCATCATACTTTTTCAACCACTTGAATGATTGTGAAATAGAGTAAGATTCTATATTCTTTCCGTAACCATCATGTATGAATAATCTTGTCAACTCCAAAATATTCTTTGTTTGCAAGATGTCTTCATCTTCGAAGATAGAACCCATTACCGATCTTCCTACAGGATAACCATAAGTCATACAACCAACAAGTTTTTCATCACTCATATCCTTAAAAAATGGATGAGGATTATCTGACTTATGGAATATACCTATTGCGTATTTACAAGAGGAAAACTTATGAGAATAATGGTTTTTCTCTATTATTCTCTTAGCAGTTTTTTTATCTATTTCCTGCAGATAAACCTTTGATTTATCTACATATTTTTCCATTAGTCTACTGTAGTTTTTGCTACCAACACATAAGTAGAATCGAAATCATCTACCTTGAAATTAACTTTCGCTAGACCTTGACTTGAAACATAAAGTGTCGCTGATTCACAATCTTTATTTGCTACCAATACTTCTTTAAAAGTATCTGCATCAAAATAAACTGCATCATCAAGTGAAGACATCTTATTTGTCTTTACAGGAATAGTTACTTTGTTTGATTGTGTGCTTGAACTGTAACCGATAACGATCTTTGCATCTACACCGTCTGATAAGACTGCGAAAGTAGAAACATCACTTAAAGCACCTTTACCTGATATGAAAGAACTAATGAAATGTTTATCTAACTTTAGTTCTAAATCAAACTCTGGAATGTTTGTCAAGTCAGGTTTCTTAGAAACCACATCAAGACGGGCTAACCCGTAATTGACTTTTGTGTTATTAGTCTTTTGACTAACAACTAATTGAGACACAACATCACCGACTTCATTAGCTTCAACAACCAACTCACCATCTAAGACATTAAGTAGCTTGATTAAGTCTTGTATCTCATAGAGACCCATTTCATAATCACCGAAACCATTCTTAGCCAGAACAATATCACCAACACAACTTTTTGCTGAATTGATGAATGAACAACTAAGTGTATCTTTTGTTGAAACTACGGGTGCAGATTGTGTCTGTCCACCTAAGTAGAACCTATTGACAAATCCCATCAACGTTTGTTTATCCATTTTGTAACTCCTTTATATACATATATATAAGTATCATATTATTTCTCCAAATTAAAGTAATTTTCCATTAAATACATCATAAAGATGTTCTGCATATTTTCTGTAACCCTCTATATAAGGATGGTTACTATCATTAAGTTCAAAACCATTTTCAAGACACCATTCCATACAACCTTTAAATCCATCATGAAAATAAAAATTATTTAAATCTAAACATTTTTCTAAATAAGCAACTTTTTCATACTTTTGATAAAATTCAGATAGTATATCTTTATGGGTTAAGAACAAATATTTTATGTTTTTTTGTTTTAAAAAATTTTGAACGTTTAATATATTAAGTATTGTGTGATAATATGCATTTTGATCGTCATGTGCATATTTGTAATGATGTTTTTTGAAATTAAGGAATTGGTTTTGTCCACTATGAATCCACTTATCATCCTTAATCATATCATATCTATGCAATCCTGACCACATCACCATCATCACAAAATCTTTATCCTTATATTCATCAGCTAATTCATAAACTTTATTAGCTATATAAAACGAACCAACACCATTTCTACCATAGTTAACACACGTTCTATTAGTCAATTTACCTAACCATGAAGGCCAGCTAGTTAATTCATAATGTGTCGTACTGGTCATTATAGGATTATCTGGATCATCATGACCTAATGTATAACTACACCCAGCTGCTAAAATATACTTATCCATTAGAAAAATTTATTGAAACCAAAATCATCATTTGGTTCTTCCCATTTTAATGCTTCGTACAACATCTTGACTTTTTACCAAGTGCTTGTTTGTAAATCTTATCTGTATCAATATATTCTTTTATGTAATTTAATACTTGTGGTGGATCCTCATGTCCTTTGTAACATATGGTGTCAAACTTCAATGGGTTATCTTTCAAATAAGTCCACTTAATCTTCTCACCATTACCAACTGATGGATATTTTTTATTCAGTTTATTAATTAACAAAAAGTTATTGTAATTGATTGCTGATTTAACATGAACTGGAGCTCCCTTTTTAGCAATAAGAATACCCTCACCCATTGATATAAATTTCTTTACATTTTTAACTGAAGTTGGCATAGCAATTGTATCATATTTTTTTAGTTTCATAGATTTCTTAAAGTTAAGAATGTATTCACTAATCTTTTCGTTAGGAACATCTGCTAATATATCTTCCAATACCTTAGTTAAACACTCTTTAAATGCTACAGGAAAACTTGAACGAACAATATCCAAACCTTTGACGTGAAGTTTATTCACCTTAACACCATTATCATTGATAATCTTCATACCATATCGTTTCTTTGTAACGAATAAACCACTTTTAGCAATTAATTCCTGCTTAATCTCAAACCTATGTTCATTTACATTACAAAACTTTTGAGCGAATAAATCATATGAATCATTAAGATACTTTTGAACATCCGATGCAATCTCTAAGATTTTATTTGTCATCAGAGTTTCATCTTTAATATCTATATGTGGATATTTCTTCTCAATGATAGGAATAGCAGAATAGAAAACTGAATCTGTATCGATGTAAATACAATAATCTTCTTTGTCATCTAATGTAGAATTGTAATAGTGATTAGACATTCTCTTAGTGTATTTAATCAACTCAACACCCGTTGCAGTAGTTGCTACCGCATTATCCAAGTCATAGAAACGAAATACAGGTAATCCCAGCACACCATACAATGAGTTTAGAACAACCTTTTGAATGTATTGTCGTCTATCAAAGTATGCATATTTTTCTTTATCACCCTCATCAGCAAACTTCTTAGCTAACTTCCTAAACTGAACTCTATCGTTAAACCATTTTTCTAACAATGTTGGTATAAGACCTTTTCTATCTTGTGTGTATAATACACCATTAGAAGATATGGATACATTATTGTCTTTCAAAAAGTTTTGAAACTCACCTGTAGTTAGTTTAGCACTCTCTTTACCATTCTTATCTTCAATAGTATATGTTCTGTCAACACCTTTGAGAAATGGTTCTACATCCCAACTATCTAACTTACCCAGCTTAGTTTCGGGAGATATATTTAGACTCATAATAATAGATGGATACATACTTGTAATATCCAAGTCATACACCCATTCGTGTTTACCTTTTTGTGGATCCTGAACATATGCACCTGCAAACTTATCATTACCACCCATCAAATCTCTGTTTGCTCTAACTTTATTTGGTGCTACAATACCAACCTTTTTAAGATACACAAGAATAGCACCCTCAAGAAATCTTGATGAATAATAAACATCTTCATAAGGAACGTGTCCCAAATGACATATAGCTCTAGCAATACCAATAAAATCTAACTTTGCATCAAGTTTCTCAAGAATAATAACGTCATTTATATTATATTCTACAAATTTGTTTCTATCACCATCATATAAATCATTAAGTGTTCCCTCATAAGATACTTTTTTCAACCCAACTTCTAACTCACCAACATCATCTAAACGATATGAAGACCTTTCACTAAATGAAAGTTTCTTATATAACTCAAGATAATCAAGTGAAGATACACCTGCAATCTTATATGTTCCCCTATGTTTTTGAAATTCTACTATACCAATCGGTGAAAGACAATTAGCAGCTTCTTGTCCTAATAATCTTATAGTTCTATTATATAAATAAGGAACGTCAAATCTATCACTATTCCAACCACTAATGATTGTTGGTGATATCTCAAGATATTTTGTATAGAATGCTTTTAGTAAATCTCTTTCATCTTTGAACTTAATGACAGTTGTTTCACCAAATAGATTAGAATTAACTTTATTCTCTACATCAAGAACATAACAATAATACTGTCGTGTTAATGCATCATAAAATGCGATAGATGTGATTGTATTTTCAGCTTTGTTTACATCAGGAAAACCTTGTGTAACTTCAACCTCAATATCAAAGAACATAACACGATGACCCTCAGATGCCTCATCCGAATCTGTATATTTGTCAACCAAAAACCTAATCTCTGGTGCAACATCCGATTCAAAAGGTGTGTCGGTTTCATCTATTCTACTGATAGGTAATTTACGTAACTTATCACCATATAATGATGTGTGAGTTCCCTTACCATCTTTTACATAGGCGTATTGACTGAATGGATGAACTGAATAGCCAGTCTTATCATCCCATATGTGGATTCTTCGTCTCTTAAACTGATAAAAGATGTTTTGATACATTTAGGTTGTAATTTCCCTATTTTCTATGTTAGAATATACGAATAAAAAGGTATACTTGTCAAGCTTTATTTTATTTCTTCGCCTGGTATTTCACAAGTATCATTATTACAGAATTTATCTATTTCTGCTTCTTCATTTTTGATTACACCAAAAGTAAGATTTTTTAGTCTCTTTACTTGTTTGTTGTATTCTTTCTCATCAATTGCTTCATATGGCATTTGTGGATAAGCACCATAATCATGTCTTGGTAGTAATGAAATACCTTTTAAGTGATACTGATAATAGTTTAATACATTTGCTATTTGATTACCCTCTTTTTCGGGATCAAATGTTACTGTACAACTTACTTGGTTATCTGCCCAATGTCGTTGCATAAATGCTGCTAAACTGAATTGTTCCCAAATAGATAATTCAGATGCAGTTCTAATACCCTCTCCGACATCGACAGGAACTTCTACTACTAATGTAGAATCCTCTGAACCAAATGCTGGTTCTATTTTATATTTTGCTTTCTTTAAAGGTTCTATTAATTCTGAGTTAACTGATAAACGAACTCTTCTAAGATAAAATCTACTTTCGGGATAATGTAAGCCTGGAGTAGCACCAGCCAATAATGAGACTGTACCACTTGGTTTAACTGAAGTAGTTTTAATGGAACGTGGTATAGCAAACCAATCCGAATACATTTTATCCCACTCTTGTATTGTATCATATCCACTCTCTAACCAATTTCTCAATTCTTCCATTCCGTTTTTTGTAATAAATTGAGCTACTCCACTTACACTACATCCAATCCGTCTGTTTCTCAACATAACTCTGTTAGTTTCACTCCAATGAGTTTTACCAAGAGTTACAGTTTTAGCATATAGATAAGCATA